TGTCGGACGATTACCTCTATAAGACCTTTGACGTGGAGAAGCCGGAAAACTACGACGCGCTGAAGGCCCAGCAGGAGCAGGAGGCCCAGGAGAAGGCGGAGCGTGCACGCCAGCTGGCGGAGCAGCTGAACCAGAGGCCGACCAATGAGGAAGGCGCACGGTTCTTTGACAAATTCCGGCGTTTTTTCGGCCTAGCCCCGCAGGACGGGGCGTCCAGAGAAGAGCCTTTGCCCTTCTATTAGACGGGCAGTACAGGTGCAGCTGCCCGGTATGCAGCGGAGCCTCCCAGGGCTTCAGGAATGCATCAGACGAGCTGGCCGTCACCTTCAGCCCCAAAGCCCTAGCGGACGGTCTGCGGGCCATCTATAACAAGGACATAAACGTCACCACTGAGATAGAGCGGAGCATCTTTGATGAGACGCTGCGCCTCTTCAACCTGGCGACGGCCAAGGGCCTGGCGGAAAGCGTTGACCCGGAAGTGATCACGGACCGCTTCCTGTATGAACTGCGCACCAATAACGCGGTCTTCTCTGCCTTCAAGACTCACCGGATGCAGAATGACATAGCCGCGCAGCTCATTGACCCCTTGACCGGCCAGCTAAAGAGCTTTGACCGCTGGAAGCTGGACATCAAGGGTATGACGGACCACTACTGCATACAGTGGCTCCAGACGGAATATGACACAGCCATCATACGCGCTCATCAGGCGGCAGACTGGAAGCACTTTGTAGAAGAGGCCGATGTCTTCCCCAATATCCGCTGGATGCCTACTACGTCCGTCACTCCGGATCCGCTCCATCAGCACTACTGGGAAAAGAAGCTCACGCTTCCGGTTAACCACCCCTTCTGGGATGAACATCACCCCGGCGACCGCTGGAATTGCAAATGCAGCCTGCAGCAGACTGACGAGCCGGTGAATGCCGAAGCCCTGGATGGCTATACACCCCCGCTGCCGATGCCCGGCCTGGATAACAATCCGGCAAAGGACGGCAAGCTGTTCAGCGACACTCACCCGTACTATACGGAGGCCTATCCCGGCGCAGACCGCGCAGTAAAAGACTTTTTGAACATCAACCCCGGATGGATTCCCGCCGAAACGATTGCTGACGCCGAAGACTTTGCCACAAGATTTGTCAAGACAATAGGACTTGACCGTACATTCAAGGGAAAGGTGTCATATAAAGGCATTGACCTTGCTATGGCTAATCGAATCAATGCGGCACTTGCTCAGGCCTTTGAACGCATAAAGATGCCTGAAATAGCCGGCATTAAAGCCATCAAAGCGAGTTCTGCAACCGGTAAAAAGGTATTTAGCTCAGCTGAGACAGTTGCGGCCTATGATCCAGTTCAGAAGGGCATCTATTTGAATTCCGATATCCTTTCTTCTGTCACCAGTTTAGAAGATTATATCAAAAAGTCCAGGGAAGCTTTTGAGCTTGTTGAAAAGAACTTGGACAAATTATCTCCGGCCAAGCGTGCAATTGCTGAGCGTTATATCAAAGCCGGAAGGGCTTTGGTAGATGACAGCCTGGAGGGTATGATACTGCATGAACTTGGACATAATGTCCAGTGGACAGTTGTGCCCACAAAGTTATTTAATGAACTGGGAGACAACTGGAAGGAAGTGGCAGAGAAACTATCCGGCTATGCACAGGCATCGAAGAGTGAATATATTGCAGAATCTTTTGTCAGCTGGATGAGAGGTGAAGGCAAGATTGACCCAAGACTTCAAAAGCTTCTGGATAGCCTGGAAAAGGATGTTCCGTCATCATAATAATATGTATTATGCCAGCACCCGATCTGGAGAATATGATAAGAAGCAGCCTTGAAGACCTCAAGAGGCTCTATCTGCGTAAGCTGCCCGTCAGGGTAGGTGTCGCGGTGAGGGATTCCGTGCGCCAGAACTTCCGCCAGGGGAACTTCTACGGCGGCGAGCGCTGGCAGACACCGCTGCGCACCTCCCTGGGCTTCAGGGGAGCCGCCGGCCAATACGGGCCCCTTCTCTCCGGATCCAATCACCTTATGATGAATACAGACTACCAGCCCCTTCCAGGAAAGGTCATCATACGCAATACGGCCGTTTACGCAGCCACGCACAATGACGGTGAGGAGATAGGCGTGACGGAGCGGATGAAGCGCTTTTTCTGGGCAAAGCACCTGGAGCACAAGCAGCGTATGGGCGTGGAAGCTCCGGAGACGGAGTTCTGGAAGCGTATGGCCCTCAAGAAGCCCGGCAGCCGTATCAAGATACCGCGCCGGCATTTCCTGGGCCCAGGCAAGGAAGTGGATGCCATTGTGCAGGCCGTCGTAGATAAAGAGTTACAAGAATTCATAAACACTCATACAAATGGAAAAACTACTGGAAAGTCTTATTGAGTATCTGGGGCATCAGATGCCGGAGCTCACCACCATTGACGAAGACTACGGCCAGCTGGAGATGATTAACCAGGAAAACCGCGACACCTACCCGCTGACCTATCCGGCAGTGCTCATTGACGCTCCGGATGTCGTCTGGAGCAATATCGCGGGCCTCTCTCAGAAGGGAGAAGCCACCATCCGCGTAAAGCTCATCCTGGACTGCTATGATGACACGCACTACGGCTCAACCACAACCGCCAGGATAGCTGTACGGGCGGCCATGCGGAAAAAGTTGCACAAGCTGCTCCAAGGCTACCGCATAGAGGGCGTGACGGAGCTCATCCGTACTAACTCCCGCTTCTATACCTGGGACCACGGCATCAAGGTCTATGAGCAGACATATACCGGCACTGTGACAGAACTGCTGGAGCAGGAGACGACGCCCGTACGTGCAGTGCCGAAAATCACACTGGCACAAAGCTAGTAGGGCAACAAAGAGCCGCGGCAGTCTTCTGTCGCGGCTCGTTATACATATAAAAGCGAAAGTGTTTTCTCCGTACTTGCGAAAATGCCCATTTCACAACGGGAGGCTCGCTACTTTTGTTCTATGAATCCTGGAAGAAACCACCATTCCGATAAGGAATGGCCGTATCTCACGGCTCCCCCTCCTTTTGGGGGCATATCAGTTAAACAAAAGCGCTACTCGGCAGACCGGGAGGCCTTTCGCAGGAAAACACAAAGAGCGTCTTTTAACCCGGTTCTTTTGATTGTAAGTCATGGTTTCAATGAATCCGGCATCAGCGACAGCAACTCTGCCGTAATCTTTGGAAGCCTTGCAGGCTTCTTGAGGGGAGCCAGCTTCTTGAGCTCGGCTGCACTTGCGTGCTGCTGCTTACGGAGGATGTTCACTATGGTAGCCTCACTAAGAAAGAACTCCTCTTCAGAAAGTTGACGTATAGCGTCATCACTCCTGAGGCGCTGCACCTCAGTCCAATAGTAATACCGTGCGCAGATCTTGATATTGCGCTTGACTATAAGCCTGCAGTTTCTTTCTCTTCTCATAATGAGCATCCTTTAAAAGTTACTAGGATTCTGTCATTCCAAGAGGGAGAGCCTCCCAGTCCTTTATTACCTGCGTCTCCGGATCAATAGAGCGCACCTCACAACGGATGTACGTGCGGCTGATGGCGGGACGGTATGCGGCCTCAATGATGCGCACGCCTTCAATGAAGCGGGGATCTCCGCTCTCGTCGGCCAGCTTGTGCAGACGCACCACGCGGGAGGCCTTGAGGGCTCCTGTAGCTGAGCGTGCAAGTAAGCTCATAACCATCTTGACCAGCTGCTGTGAGCGCTCATCCTGGGCAAGGCTCTCAATGTAACCCTTGACAATGGCAATGCCCTCTTCAACGGTGTCGTCGTAGTTGTCTGTCTCATAGACACCGACGGTCACCCTCTTGTCTCCGGCCTTATTGGTGAAGGTGTGAGACTTAGGCATCTCCTTGCCGTCAATGTCAAGCAGCTCGGACTTCAGGCGCTGAAGGGCGGAGAACTCCTCCAGGACTTCCGCCTTCTTCTTCTTGATGCTCTCTGACAGCGGAGTCAGCTTCTTGATGGTCTTGTTGATGAAAGCTTCGGCCATATCGGCGTAGCTTCCACGCAGGGCCTCGATACGGGCCTCTGCCTCTTTCTTTGCCTGCTCTGCCTTGAAGGCCTGGTAAGCGGCAAACTCTTCAGCGGTCATCTCAACCTGCTGCTTTGCGTTTTCATTCTTATCCATTTGATTGATGTTTAAAATAGTTTATCAATGCAAGTTAAAGACTCAATCATATTGTCCACCCTTTTCTCCAGTCCCATTGCAGCCACCATTGCCGATTGGGTCCTTTCCCGGAAATACTGTTTCTGATATTTCCTCATTTTCGATACTGCCTCAATGAAGTCATGTATCTCTTCCTGCGAAATAATCATTTTTTCAACAATTCTTGCCTTACGCTTTTCCGGCGGAGCATTGCCCGGATCTTGCGCATAGCGTTCTCCTTGTTCAAGGCCTGGACATATAGGCAGAGGGCACCGGCTTCCACTTTATTGTTTTTGTTGAGCCTTCCGTCAGTGGTGAGCTCAATTTCTTTCTTCATTGGCGCCTGGCGCAGCTCTCCGGTAGTCAGGTCATACTGGAAGAGGATAAGGCCGGGAATACGCCTTTCTGAGCCAATAAAGCGGTATTCTTTCCGCTGCTCATCCACAAGCTCCTGAGCGGCCGTGCGTGACAGTTCCGGAACAATCTGGTTCATAGCTGAATGAAGGCGGGTTTGACGGCGCATAGGGAATAACCACGGCGGCGGAGTTCGTCTGCCAGGATCTTGTCAGGGATGGCCGATAGCACAACCTTCAAGTCAAATGGCACAAGGGCCTCCTGCTGGGCTTCTGCTCCACCTTCAG